TGGCGAGAAGCGAATCTCTTACATCATCTTCGCAGGACGAATTGCATCGTCTCGCATGGGCTGGCGCTGGCGCAAGTATTCTGGAAGTAATCCACATAACGCGCATTGCCATATCTCTTTCACTAAACAAGGCGATCAAGACGGCTCTTTCTTTAATATCCCGTTACTAGGAGGCAAAGCATGAACATGAAACATCCAGCAGTAATCGCAGTAGGCGCATTCCTAGCAGTATGGGGAACTACTTCTAACTTCGATCTCAACTATCGTTCAATCCTCGGCGCAGTAGTGGCAGGAGTATTTGGATACGCGAGCCCCAAAAAGTGACACAGGAAAACTTCTTCACTCTTTACTTCGCTAGCCTTGCCATCATTGGTGGTCTTGCAGGTTATGTGATCACTCACTTGCTATCCGAAATTAAGCGACTCAACTCGCGTGTCGATGAGATCTACAACATACTGTTAGAGCGATAATTTTTACATGGCTAAGAAGAAGGTCATCGACCTAGACACTTACAATGCGCTCGACGCATACGCTATATCTATGCATGAGTTTTATAAGTCTCTACGCCGTGCCGGGTTCGCTGTTGATCTCTGTCTAGCAATTATCGTAGAGAGATCGGCTTATCCTGATTGGCTTCTTCCATCGATCCCCGACCGAGTGGATCGCCTACCCTATGAGGATGACGAAGAGGACTAATGAAGCGCATAGTCATAGTGAGCGACCTACAGGTTCCGTTCCACGATAGACACGCAGTTAAGAATCTAGCCAGTTTTATCAGTAAGTTTAAGCCGCACGAAGTAGTCACGATCGGAGATGAGATTGATTTTAACACCATCTCAAAATGGTCAGAAGGCACACCCGAAGCCTATGAGCAGACGCTTGGAGATGATCGCGATGAGGCTGTTCAAGTACTTTACGATCTACAGGTAACACAGACGATTCGCTCTAACCACACAGACCGACTTTACAATCAGATCATGAGGAAGATTCCCTCATTCCTATCCTTGCCCGAACTTCGGTTTGAGAAGTTCATGAGATTTGATGAGCTAGGGATAACCTTTCATAAGAAGCCATACAATATCGCGCCGGGCTGGATTGCAGTTCATGGCGATCACACCCCTATCAAGTCACAGGGCGGTCTCTCAGCCCTTGAGGCGGCTCGTAGGCACGGAAAGAGCGTTATCTCAGGGCATACTCACAGGGCAGGCAGATCGTCCTTCTCAGAGGCTTCTGGAGGCCGTATAGGGCGCATTCTGCATGGCGTCGAGGTTGGGAACTTAATGGACTTTTCTAAGGCAGGCTACACAAAGGGCTCGGCTAACTGGCAACAGGCATTCGCCATCATGTACGTCGAGGGTAAGAATGTACAGGTTGATCTGATCTACTTTGAGAAGGATGGAACCTTCGTAGTCGCTGGAAAACGCTATGGACGATCTCGATAACGATCTAGCGAGGTCGATTGATGACCAGATAGATGACGCAGAATTGTTACCATTTCGTTATCTGAATATCTAGATTTTCCCCTTTGGGGTATGAGATGGTTAAGCCACGGATGAAGGGCATCCAAAGAAAGGCTTAACAATGTTTGACACAGTTACGCAAGACGTTATAGCTCTTATTACTATCTCGGCGCTATGGTTTCACTTTGGTCGATCGATCGGGATTCGTGTAGGTTATCTCAAAGGCCGTAAAGCGGTCAGAGATTACTACGAAGCCAAGGATAAGGTGAGAGTGTGAAGGCGAATGATTTCCTCAACGAAGCAAAAGCAGTTATTCAAGATCGTGGAATGGACTACGGACACCCGTCAGACAATATGTCCCGAACCGCATGCCTCTGGTCTGCATTCCTCCAAATGCCTGTTACTGACTATCAAGTGGCGTCATGCATGGCATTGGTCAAGCTCGCACGAAGTATGGAGTCAGCGAAAGTCGATACATACATCGACGCTGCGGCATATATGGCAATAGCAGGGCAACTACACACAGAGGAGAACGAACTTTATGTTTAACTTAGAAGATTATGAGACAGTAGAAGAGCGCTTGATAAAGTTTTGGAAGGATCATCCAGATGGCCAGATACATACAAAGCTCATGGAACACACTACTGGCCGATTCATTGTCGAGGCTTCGATATATCGAACAGAAGCTGATACTAGGCCATGGACAACAGGGTTGGCAGAAGAGACAGTACAAGGCCGAGGGGTTAATGCTACTTCTGCGCTTGAGAACTGCGAGACATCTGCTATTGGTCGTGCGTTGGCTAACGCTGGATATGCCACTAAAGGTAAGCGAGCATCTAGAGAAGAGATGGTCAAAGTAGAGACCGCTTCTAAGGTAAAGGCTAATATCGATGAAGTAAAGGCTAAGATGGCTAGCACATCTGGCGAATACATCCCAGTAGTGAAGGAAGAGGATCCATGGACTATCAAGCCAGCGACTATGCCGCCCACAATGGGGGAAGCTGTATCGATGGTGAAAGAGATCATTGGCGGCCAGACAGAGAAGGATATTCCTCGTTGCCCTCATGGCGACATGATCTGGAAGACTGGTCAATCGGGAACAGGTAAGCAATGGGGACATTTTAAGTGTTCTGCATGGGTAACAGGCGAACTGACTAGATGTCCTAAGGGTGAAGATGTAATTTGGTATGAGATCAACAAAGAGGGCGCATGGCAACGCCAGAAGGCGAGAGCATAATGGGATCACTACAGTTTATGAATCAAGATGGAGAATGGGAGTCATTTCCTACAGAAGATGAGATACATCGATCTAAAGAGGTCATTGCTATCTTAGAAGAGTTTACATTCACGACTAGATGTTGCTTATGTAATGAGGCGATACCTTACAGAGATATTAAGGTTAATCTTAAGAATAAGAGCTGGTCATGCGCTAAGTGTCACGCTGTCAATGGCCTCACAAAGCCGTAAATACCGGGGATTCTCGACTGAGCGTGTGGTCGCTAGGTTCCTATCGGAATGGTGGCCACATGCAGACATCGGTCGAGGGGCTGGAAAAGACATAACCCATGTTCCGTTCGACATGGAGGTTAAGGCTAGATCGGCGTTCCAGCCAAAGGCGTGGATCGATCAGGTCACCAAAAGAGCTAGCAAGTCCCATGACTTGCCAATCGTGGTGTGTCGCTTGAATGGCCAAGGAGAAGCTAATCCTCAGGATTATCTGGCTTTCATGCGGCTTGGTGATCTGGTCGATCTATTGCTCAAGTCAGGTTACGGGGATTTCAAGGGTGATCGAGATACACTAGAGCCTATGCGTTGCAAGATGTGCGGCGCTTGGGCGTTCACGCCTACATGTAAGACGTGTGAGGTTGATCCAGATGCCGACTTATGAGTTCGAGTGTGACAATGAGCAATGCGAATCTAATGCCAGAATCGAGCAATGGATGAGTATCAATGAGCCTCATGATCTGGAATGCCCATTCTGTCATTCATCTATGCATAAGGTCTATTCAAGCGTAGGCGTATCGTTTAAGGGCTCAGGCTTCTACTCAACAGACAATAGATAATGTGATGCAATTCACATTCCACATAGTGAGATTATGGGAAAGGCTAAGCATGAACCTATTTGACAGACATGTTACTCTCAGCGCTAGAGCCCATCAGGGGCTCAAGGCGAGCCCGAAAGGGCTAGCTCGCCTGGTAGCACTCGCTATTGGGATATCTCTATCTATAGCAATGCCCCTAGATGCACAGGCGTCAAATAAGCAAATACAATGGGCAAAACAATTAGCCAAAGAACAATTAACTGATAAGCAAGAGCTATGCCATCATGAGATAGTCTTTCGTGAGAGTACTTGGAATTATAGAGCCATAGGTAATAAGGGCGGCACTAAGCAGACCTATGGGCTATATCAGATGAAGAGCGATAGCCTTAAGCATGCTAATAGTATTAAGCAGTTCTGGATGTACTATCACTATGTAGGGTATCGCTATGGATGGACTGAGTATGAAGATCCTAACTATTGTAAGGCACTTAATCACCTCAGAACCAAGGGATGGCAATAATGCCAAGAAACAATCTAACAGAAAAACAAAAAGCCTTTATTCGTGAAAATGCCATTGAAGGCGGTAACTGGTTAGCAGAACAGTTAAACGTCGATCGAGCAGCTATTTACCAATATGCAACAGATATAAAGATAAGCGTGAAAAAGGGTGGAGTAGGACACCCCAAGGACGTTGATATAAGAAAGATGGCCAAGAAGTGCAGACCTTGGCCTAAGAACTATCGGCACTATAAGAAGCTGTTGGTAGAGCGCGATGGCCTAAGGTGCCATTACTGCGATGTAGTAATGACCTATAAAGATGCACAGATAGACCATATAGTAGCTAAGGCTAGGGGTGGTACAGATGCACCTTCTAACCTAGTGCTAGCATGTGCTACATGTAACCATGTTAAGAGTACATTGTGCTACACATGCCCAGAGTTTAGAGATACCATTGCCAAAAGATCCTAGAGATAGCAGAGCCTATCGAGCAAGACGCCTTGAGGTGTTAGCTCGTGATCAATGGACGTGCTTCTACTGCATGCAACCTGCGACTACAGTCGATCACGTGATTCCGATCAAAGACGGCGGCGATCCGCTTGCATACGATAATTTGGTGAGCTGTTGTACTACCTGCAACTCACGCAAGGGATCACGCTCACAAGGCTCTTTTTTAGCACGCACGTTCAC